GGACCCAATGTAAATAATGTTGAAAAATGGAATGGATCAAATTGGACTACAGTTACTGCTTTAAACACTGCAAGAGATCAATTAGCAGGAACTGGAACTTACGAAGCAGCACTAGCTTTTGGCGGAGACTTAGGTCCTCCTGGTACATCAGCAGACGTTGAATTATATAATGGAACTAATTGGGCAGAACAAGCAAATTTAAGTGCAGCAAGAAGATCATTAGCTGGTTCTACTTCAGGAGGCACTAGTTCAGGTTTAGCTTTTGGTGGAGAAGGACCACCACTATCAGCAGTAACAGATCAATGGACAGGTGCAGGTTCTCCTCTTACTAAAACGGTAAATACGGATTAATTATGGCAACATACAAAGAAATTAAAGGAACACAAATTGAGTCTTTAGCATCAGACCCAGCAAATCCTGTTGAAGGACAAGTTTGGTATAACTCAACAACAGCTGTTTTAAAAGGTCAAATATTAACAGCGACTGCAGCATGGTCTACGGGTGCTGAGTTAAATACTGGAGTTCAAGCTGCAGCTGCAGCTGGAATAAGTAACAGTTCGGGTTTAGCTTTTGGTGGAGCAGAACCAACTATAACAGCTAAAACAGAATCTTATGACGGAACTAGTTGGACTGAAGTAGCAGATTTAAATACTGCAAGACAAGGACTAGGTGGATCTGGTACTCAAACTTCTGCATTAGCTTACGGTGGTGATAATCCAGCTGGGTCCAATTTAGCAAAAACAAATTCTTGGAATGGATCAACTTGGACTGAAGTTAACGATATAAATACTGCAAGAAGAGCAGGACCAGGTTCTGCTGGTGAAGACAACGAATCGGCTTTAATGTTTGGAGGATATGCCTCTACTTATGTAGCCAATACAGAAAAATGGAATGGAACAAATTGGACTACAGTAACTTCTATGAATACTGCGAGATACTCACTTGGAGGAGGTGGAATAGTTACATCAGCTTTAGCATTTGGTGGATACAGCACTGCACAACAAGCACTTACTGAACACTATAATGGAACTAACTGGACAGCTATGAATGCAATGAATGAAGCAAGATATAATCTTGGAGGAACTGGAGTTACATATAATGCATCTATGGCATTTGGTGGACAACCAGGATTAGGGCCATCATCAGCTAAAACAGAAATATTTACTGGAACTAATTGGGCTGAAAGCGGAGATTTAAACAATGCAAGAGTAAATATAAGAGGAAGTGGTACAACCACAAATGCTTTAGCTTTTGGTGGAGAAGGACCACCACCTGCAAGACCGTTTACAGAAGAATGGAATGGTGCAGGTGCACCACAAACTAAAACATTTACAGCTAGTTAAGACTTGTAATATATTTTAAATAGGTTATATATCTATTAAACATAAAGGATAAAGAAATGAAAAAAGACGTTAGAGATGTAATACAAGGTGAAGAACCTCATTTAAATAATTTACTAGAACAAGAAGATCTATCAGATTTTAAAAGTATGGTAGATGAATTAAGAGACACTTGGAATAAAAAACAAATGTTTCGAACAGAAACAGAAGCAAGATTTTCTGTACTACAAGACAATAGATATCCAACTAAAGCTGCAAAATATTGGCAGTGTGTAAGAGAACAATCATCATACTTAGATAACTTAATGACACTATCGTTTGACTATAGAAGAAACGAAGCAAAGATTAAATGGCTGCAGGGTAAAATTGAAAAAGAAGAGGATAATTATAAATTAACTAAATATCAAATAGATTTAGATGAAGCTATATTTGGTAAAGCATCTATGGAAAAAGTTGCTAAGCATAGACTAAGAGAAATTAAAATGTGGTCTACGTTAAAAGGAGAATTTAATGATGGATCATTTAATGACAAAGATGTTAACCAACATCAACTAGAGTCATATGGATTACAATATCACGAGAAAGCAAAAGCACTAAATGATAATTCTAGCGAGGCTGAAATATTTAATGTAATGGGTCAACTACAATCATTACGAAGAATTAAAAAATCTGGTGAATTAGAGAATAGTTATAAAGAAAAAGAAAAACTTGAACAACATGGAAAACCAAAATCTTAATTTTGATTTTGTATTTTTAGGTCAATCTGTTTTAAAGTATCAAGTACCTCTTGATATATTTACTGCAATTAATCAAATCTACGAACAAAATTTTCATAATCTAGAACCTGCTAATAGTCAATTAGTAGGTAAAATAGAAAATGAACATTCATTATTTTATCACGGGGCTGATCAGACTAAGATGAAGAATCATAATATGTTGCCTAAAAATGTAACAAATTATTTTATGACTATCTTTCAACATTATTTAAAATGGAATAAAATAAAAGATTATAATACTCATTTAAATTCTATTTGGGTCAATGAAATGAAACAACATGAATATAATCCAGCCCATGTTCATAGAGGAATGTTATACACAGGACTATCTTCTGTAATGATTTTAAAAGTACCATCTACTTATGGTAAAGAATATTCAGCAGGACACATACCACAAAATGGTAGACTACAAATACTAGGAGCTAGTAATGGTCAGTTTGCTAAAATAGATTATCAACCACCAATGGACCTTAGAGATTTTTATATATTTCCATATGATATGAGACACTGCGTATATCCTTTTAATGGAACTGATGAGACTAGACGAACACTAGCTGCAAACTGTGACGTAGACTTTGATCCTATTAGAAACAGGGGAGCTACATAATGGATAAAAAATTTTTAATTAGGGATGACCATATTGGATTGTTTAAAAATTTTATGCCAGACCAATTAATAGATAATTATGTAAATTATTTTAATAAATGTGAAGAACAAGGTGCTGTGTATCCAAGAAAAGAAAATGAAACATTGGCATCAGATAATGCAATCGATACTATAAAAGGCTCACAAGGTGAGTTTGAAGCTTCAACTAATGTTGCAATGACTTACACTAATAAACCTTTTATAGATTTATTTTTTAAAGAAGTATATCCACTATATACTCAAAAATATTCTTACTTAAAAACACTAGCAACACATAATATACTAGAAGTTAAAATACAAAAAACTAAAATAGGTGAAGGTTATCATCATTGGCATTGTGAGAATGCTGAGATGAAAGCAAGAAATAGAATTTTAGCTTTTATGGTTTATTTAAATGATGTGGACGAAGGTGGTGAAACAGAATTTTTATATCAAAAGTGTAGATTTAAACCTGAAAAAAATACATTAATGGTATGGCCATCACAGTTTACACATATTCATAGAGGCAACCCTCCTCTATCAAATGATAAATATATAATAACAGGGTGGATAGAATACGGATATTAATATGATAACAGAGCCACGTTGGAGATCTTTTATAGTAGAGACTACACAACCAATTTTTACACCTGAACAATGTAAAATGATTATTGAAGCAGGACGTGCAGAACCTAGAAATGATGCAGAGGTTGGAAATAAAAAAGGTATTACAAGTGGGGTAATAGACACCAAAACTAGAACTTCACATATCAGTTGGATACCATTTAAAAAAATGACTGACATGTATAAAGACATCGAACATATCATGAAAAAAACAAATGGTAATCATTTTGGTTTTGACGGAATGACAATAACTGAGATGGCACAGTACACAGAATATCCAGAAGGTGGATTTTATAATTGGCATGTAGATAATGATGTCAACATGCAACATGAACCTCCTGTTAGAAAAATATCTATGACTTGTTTACTTTCTCCTGAATCAGAATTTGAAGGTGGTGATTTAGAATTAATGACTGAAGGTAAAGTTGCAAAATTAAAACAAGGACACGCAATATTTTTTGCATCTTTTATCAGACATAGAGTAAAACCTGTTACACGTGGTAGAAGACAATCACTTGTTATGTGGTTTGGAGGGACACCATTTAAATAATGCATAGAGATTTACATTTTCCAACACCTGTCTATATTGCAGATATAGAACACCCTACTCTTAATCAAGAACTTGAGAGAGATATTGTAGCTTGGTCTAATAAAGATAAAGGAATGACAAGAACTAATATTAAAGGATGGCATTCTGGAATTCATATGCATGAACTGCCAGAGTATAAAAAACTAGTTGATATGTTATATGCATGTCAAAAAACTATTTACGATCAAGAACATTTAAATTCAGAGCCTGTACTAGGTAATATGTGGGCTAATATTAATCCACCAGGTGGAATGAATAGAGCTCATCAACACCCTAATTCATTATGGTCTGGTGTATATTATATCAAAGCTCCTAAAAATTGTGGACAATTAAAAATAGATGATCCAAGATCATCAGCAGCAATGTGTAGACCAAATCAAAAAGAAGGAGAAAAACCTGCAAGATTATTTAGAGAAACACATTACGAACCTATCGCTGGAAGATGTATTATGTTTCCTTCTTGGTTAATGCATTGTGTTGATCCTAATGAATCTAATGATATAAGAATATCAGTATCATTTAATTTTTTACAGAAAGGTATGTTTGTATGATGTTTGAAACTAATAAATATCAAGTAATTAAGAACGCTGTATCATACGATCTAGCTAATTTTATATTAAACTATTTCTTACTTAAACGAGATGCAGTGGATTATATGTATCAACATAACATACATGCACAGTCCCCGATCCTTGGAACATGGACAGATCAACAGATACCTAATACATTCTCTTGTTATGCTGATTTTGCTATGGAAACTCTTATGGTTAAGATGTTGCCAGTAATGAAACAACATACAGGACTAGATCTTATCCCAACATACTCTTATGCAAGAGCCTATAAAAAAGGTGATACTCTACACAGGCACAAAGATAGACCATCTTGTGAGATATCTACAACACTTAATCTAGGTGGTGATCCTTGGCCTATATTTATAGATGGCACAGGTGCTAATAATGTTGTTAATGAAAGACAAAATATTGTAAAACCTAACGCTCCAGCAGGCACGAAAGTCTTGCTTGAAGTAGGTGATATGTTAGTATATAGTGGCTGTGAACTTGAACATTGGCGAGAGCCTTTTGACGGGAACATTTGTGGCCAAGTATTTCTACATTATAATCATGTGAATGGCCCATTTGCTGATAAAAATAGATTTGATGGAAGAGCTAAGCTAGGCCTACCATCAGGTGTAAAATAGTATTATAATGGATTTATATGTTACAAAAATTAGGTTTTCTACCAGGGTTCAATAAACAAGTCACAGAGACCGGGGCCGAAGGTCAATGGTTTGATGGTGACAATGTTCGTTTTAGATACGGTTCCCCAGAAAAAATAGGTGGTAGTTCCCAATTAGGGGATGATAAACTTACGGGT